CTCTGGGTTGGCATTAAGAACGCGATCTTGTGCTGTAACGATACGGTCTTCTAGTTCGTTAGCAGATACATCTCCAGCAAGAAGTGACTCAAACCCCTTTTGAACTCCCAAATCACCCTTTGCATAATAGCTCTCAGGTAATCCTTTACGACGCATTACCTCTTGGTAGGCATCTTCTTTAGTGATATATTCAAATTCAGATAGAGCACGAAGGCCTTTAGCCACACGCTGTGCATTAGCAGCAAAGCGTTTCTTGTATGCATCTGTTTCGCGTAGTTTAATAGTAAATTCAGATGGAGATGCTCCTGATATAATTAAATCTTTTAATGGGGCAACTAATGATTCAAGTCCGTATGTCTTAAACTCGCTATAGAGTAAGTCATATGCTGATTGGCGTTGTGCTTGCCCTGCTGCAGCATTGGCTTCAGCAGCAATTTGTGCTGGAGTTTTAGGAGTTGCACCTCCACCAGTACCGCCACCGCCTCCACCATCAGATGGTGCTTGAGGTGAATAGGTAGAATATGTGCCATCTGGTCCTTGTAGAAATCCTGCACCAAATGTTTGAGTTGAATTAGGGCTAGTTGCTACAGACAACTGATTATATGTTTTTCCATTTTTATCAGTAAGTGTTTCAATTTTGTAACCTAAAAACCCAGATCCCGAACCAAATAACTTTTCCAGCTCTTTAGGAAATGCACCTGGAGTAAACCCTGCTGGTAAACCACCTTGACCCTGGCCTAAGCCACCGTCTTCACGTACAGGTATATTTTGTCTAGTAGCCATTTAATTACCCCTGGAATCCGAAGTTACGAAGAACTGTAAGCGCACTATCTGCCACATCCTTACGAGCATTGCCTGTGTACTGCCAACGACTATCTTGACGTAACATCTTTGAATAGTCATAGAGGTTAACATCACCTTTGTCACTGATACCCATACGAAGCGTTGGGTCCAGAAGATCAATTTGACCTTCATCTAGCTCTAATATGTTAGCCATAGTCCTACGATATGGAGAATAGATCTCATCCAAATCAATACCTTGTCCTAGTAAATCACGGACAAATTGTGGCTGACCAACTGCTGCAAGTTTACGAACATCTTGTGCAAGACGAGTTGGATCTATCTCACCAAGAGCAAGTCTCTTTAACGTATCTTCTGCTCTTGCTGGTGTTCCATCTGCGTTAGGCGGAAGGATGCCTTCAAGTTTAAGTCCATTTCGCTTAGCAAGTTTTTGTAATCCTTGGTAATTCTGAAGAGCAAGACCACTGTAATCTTCTGTAATCTTGCCAGCGATCATCCCAGCTATTGGACGGATACCACTAACAAGGCGACGTGTAACTGTTGTTTCTTCCGCGTCTTGATTGTGGATGTAGAGATCTTCTGCAATTAATCTTGCTTGAGTTTCATCAATGGCGGAACCAAGCTCACGTGCTTGCTTAACAAGTTTGTCAGTAATCTTACGGATATCTTGTTCGTATACTGTATTGCCAACAGCTTTACCAGACTTAACTAGGTCTTCGTAATTATATTTTTCAATATAGCGTTTTCTAATTACGCCTTCATTGGCACGATACCAAGGATCAACCTTAATTAAATCAACAAACTTTTTAATATCAGTTATGCCATCTTTGCCATATTTCTTTGGGTTTACATAACGGTCTAGTAATGAACCCAATGACTCTACTTTTCCAAAGATAATGTCTGGAAGATTATACTTTTCTTGAACATTAGCAAGAGCTTCATCGTAGGTCTTTACAACAGAACCAGGTGTAATACCTTCGGCTGCAGCCATAGATGCTTCATCTGCCATACGGAATGAGCCTACGTCAAAATTAGATGGAATGGCTTTACCAGAACCTGCAATTGTAGTAACCCCACCAGTTGTACCGCCTGCGGTTTTATCGGTTGTAACACCAGGTATATTTGTACCGCCAGTTGTACCACCAGTAGTTCCGCCAGAAGTTATGTTTGGCTTTGGAGCAGAGGCTGGAGTCGGAGTAGGAACTTGTGCTGGAGTACCAGTTGGGCCACCTGTTGCCTGAGTTTGAACAGTAGTTGCTTGTGGTACTTGATTTCCAGCAAGACGAGTAAATGCTACAGTCTTTGATATAACTGGAGTTCCAGTAGCTCTTGGGTAAGTCTGTGAGTATTCTTGAGCTAAAGCATCTAACTTCTTTTTGATAGTTGGACCTTTGCCTGCATCATCAAACGGGTCTAACAAAATGTCATATTGTTGTTTAAGTTTAGAAAAATCAGACTGTATTTGTGGCAAGCGATCTTTAGCAGAAGCTGCAGTTTTCTTGCCCTGTTCCTCTTCTACAACTTCACCTGCTGTGCCTGCCTCTTGGCGTTTTGCTTCAATCTGAATGTTAAGTGCATCAAATTGAGCCTTAGCGGTAGCACGTTCTTCTGGAGTATTATTAACGCTTTCTGCTTGTTCTTTGTAGTAAGCAGCATCCTGTTCCATAGAAGGAATAGCATTAAGTGCTGAGATTTTTTTAATACTTGCAACAAATTGCTTATCTTGAACTGGTTTCTTTTTTGGATCAAGTTTGGGAAGCTTGTCAATAGTCTGGATAAACTTGCCGTCTTTAACATAACCTACAAGTGATCCGTCAATCTTTGAATAGACATCATCTCTGAAACCTTTAAGTGTTATTACTTGACTGACCCAAGTGTCAGGAGGTAACTTAACTGCCATTATCCTAACCCTCCAAATAGTCCTACCACTGCTGAATATGCATCCAATGCTCGGTTAGCTTTGGCTTCATCACCTTGTGAAATTTTGTCAACTAAAAACTGTTCTGCCTCTTGAGCGCCAAAGCCACCAGTAGTTCTTGAACCAGTTGTCTGTCCACCTTTAGTTGTATATGCAGTAACTAATGGGTTCTTTTTTTGCTGATTACGAATCATTGCTGTATATTTTTGAACTTCGTCATCTGTTGCATCGCGACCATTTTGACCTTTAACAATTGCATTAATTAAAGTTTTTGCAGATAAGTCATTGATTTCTTGACTTTGTGTGTAAGGTTCACGTGGCCCGTTACCAGCACCACCTGCCCCTTGTTCGCGCATTAAATAACTATCAATGTCTAATTGCTGACCGTATGTTCTAATTTCATCGTTGAGATCCACATATGCCTTTAGATATGCATTACGTAAATCTTTTGTTGCTTTACCAGTTAATGGTCCTACTGAGTATCCAGCCCCTTTAAGGCGATTACCAATGCCAATACGTTCTTGTGGTGACATCTCCACAAATCTGCGAATAATCTCATTTTGTGTGATCTTGCTACCATAGTTTGGATTTCCAACAACACTATTTGTAATATATGTGACATCAGGTATAACCCCTGAATTGTATGTACCAGATGAAGTGGCATCTGCTGTTCCAGCAACAGGCTGTTGTGGTACAACCTTACTTACTCCACTGCTTTTACCTACTGCCACTTTATTCTCCGATCAATGATGCAAAGAGTACATCATAAGCTGATTTAGTATTTGGATTGCTGCTGGCTAGTTCTTGTAACTGAGCCTTGGCGCCTGCCTGAAGAGCATTCTTGCGATCTTGTGCTGCATCTGTTCTATCTGTAATAGATGAGAACTGCGCACTGAAGCTGTCGTATGTCTGCAACATTTGACGAAGGATAGATACAGTTTGTGTCTTTGGAAGATTCTTTTCGTTAGTTAACATATTGCGCAGATCTTTAACTGCTATCTCACTACGTACATCTGATGCTCCGCCTGATGCAAACTCTGTCTGCAACTGTGGACGAACAGCCATAAACTGACCAGACCAAGTATCCCATTGCTGGTTAATTAGACGCTTTTGATCTACTGACGAAGTAGCGGCAAGGTCTGCCATATAAGTTTTACGTTGCTGGAAGTAGTATTGTTTATCTGTGGCAATCTGTGTCTCACGAAGGAAGTCACCGACCTGCTTCTTATTAAGGAAACCTTCATTCATCATAGTCTTGTAAGCGTCATAGCTGAATTTACCGATATTAGGAATTAAGAATGCTGCTGCTTCTGGGTACTTCTTGAGTAATTCTGTGTTGTTATCTACCCAGTTACCTGCTGCTTCGCCATACTTAATAACAGCAACTGTACTCTTCTTGGATTCAGATACTGTGTATGGCATTTGCTTAGGGAAGAGCTTAATCCACTCTTCAGTAGCGCGTGTGTAGTCACCGTTGTACTCAGTAACTAGGTTAGAGAATACCTGCTTAAAGCTTGTACGTTCATTGTCACGAACCCATCCAGCCATCTCAGATTTTAGTTGAACTGAAGGTGATGCTGGAAGAATCAATGCAGTAAAGAAACGCATACCCAGGATTGTCTGGGTTGTTGCTTTTAGTTTGTCCTGATATGCCTCTAAATCTCCAGGAGATGGTGGCACATCGTTACCTTGTGCGTCCTTTGTAATCTTTAATCCGTGGTCAGTAGCCTCTAGATAGGTAACTGCTTTACGAAAAGCTGATGCGTACTGTGAATCGCGCTCATCTTTGTTCAATGCACCCAATGCACGGTTAATGTGGGCTGGCAAGATAGCGTTAATGATTGGTTGGTCTTCGCCGTACTCACCAAAGAGATATTTCTCTGATTCTTTGAGCGAAGGGATTAACTCATACATTACTTTAATTGGCAATGCTGCTAATGGACCAGAAAATGTGGGGAACAATGAGTCTGGATTCATAGATGGTGTAATCATATTGAGCTTTGCGCCAAATTCCACTGGCATTGGGGCGACAAACGCACCTTTAATACCTACTGCTGTAGCTAATTTAGACATTGCTGCATAAACTGGCTGCATTCCTGGATAGATGAAATAAGCCTCACCTTGATCGTCCTTCTGGATGAAGCCAGAGTGCGATACACCTTCATAAGTCAGCGATAAACGTGCAATTGACTCTGGGTTGTAACGAACACCACGCAATGCGCGACGATAAAAGTCTTCTGTTGCACGATAGTAGCGAGCAAAATTACGCATTGTAAATGCTAACTGTGTGCGAACCTCTGGATTATCTACATAGGCAAGTACTCGCTCTTTAGCAAGGTCCTGAGTTAGTTCAATAATCTTGACTTTGCCTTTGCGTTCAGCATCTTTAATTAAAAGTTCTTTTTCAGCAGCAGTTAATTTAGCGTTATTACGAATAGGATCAGTAATCATCTTCATATAACGCTCTTCTAGGCCACTCTTTTTCCAACCTTTACGCATATCAATAGAAGCAGATAGAACCATTGGCTCACGTGACCAACGAGCATTCATTTCGCCAACCCAGTCCCAATGCTTTCCTACTAATTTTCCAGCAGGACTTCCTTCTGAAATAGGCATAATGCTTGGTCCAGATATAAATTGCGGTGCATCTTCTGCCAGCTTTGGCAAATCATCAATACCTAAGTCGCGGGTATTAATTTTAATTCCACCTTCAGGCGTACGAATACTAACCTTAGCCAGCAGTTTTTGATTTACTTTGTCTTGGCTATTAACAAATAGGTTGCGAGTTGCAGCATAGACATTTTCTGCGTGTACTCGCACATCAGCATTGTTACCTGGACGGTACAGTTGGAAACGAGCCTTTTGCTTTGCGTATTGTGGAGAGTCAATAAAATCTACAATTTTATCAATAGCAATTTTTTTAGCACTTGGATTATCTGACATATACCGAAGAGCAATAGAACCAAGTGGGTCATTACCAATAGCAGCAATGCTTGTTATCCAAGCAATCTTACCTTCTGCCGTAATTGGAGAATACTCACGGTAGTTTCCGCCACTGTCTTTGGAGTACGTGACACCATCAATTTTGTATTGACGAGATGTGCCGTACTGATCTACAGTGCGAAGAGCATCTGTCCAGTGGTCAGCACCAGTGATACCTTTTTTGCCACCTTCTGCAACACCTGCAAGCAAATCGTCAATGGCGCCAAACTCTGCCATTTCAGCAATAATTGCACGTGCATCTGGATCTAAACGGCCAAGGTACTTATCTGTCATTATGGCATCTGCCATAACTTTACGAGCACCTTCAACAGTTTTAACATCTTTTAATTTTGCTGCATAAAGTTCACGATCCGAACGCTTAACGAGTTTGTTAATAACTCCCAGAGTTTCTCCACCTTGACCAGTGCGTAATTTAGTTGACAAACGCTTACCTGCAACAAGGCCCCAAGCAGAATCTCCCACTGCAAGGTGAACCATTAGATCCTCAATAGAGTTACGTACAGCAAAACGAGGACCAGCAAGAGTCAAAAATGACCAAGCAGATGTAACTCCTTCAACCCAAGGTTTATGAGACCAGATCATAATTCTACTAGCAACTTGATAACGGTCAACAATTCCATCAAGATCTGTAATCTTAGGAACTGTCATACCTGATGCTAATTGAAAATCAAAGATAGCAAACTGCTGATCGTTAAAATTAGATGGCTCAAAATAACGAGGAGTTCCATCGTCATTGAGTAACGCCTTGCCTTTAGTGTCGCGCATTAAAATACGTGGCGCAAACAATTGCTCACGAGATGAGTTAGCCAATTGGTCAAGGATATTCTTGCCACCAGGTACTTTGTTAAGTCCACGGATCTCAGCTACTGTATTAAAGACGCCCATCATAATCTGACGCTTTTGTGCTTCATCTCCAGCCTTAAATGCTTCTGCAAATAGGCGTGAGTTGTAACGAGTATTAGCAAGACGTGCTAACTGGTAGACTTTTTCAGCAGCATCTGGTGCATCAGGGTCAAAGAAGTTATCACGAAAAAATGGAACCTTTGAAAACTTAGATGCAAAGCGGTCAATGCGATCTTGGACATAATCCAATGGCATACGGAATGCACCATCTGCACGAATCTTGGCAGTCTTACGTTCAACCTCGCTAATGAGATTTTTCTCAGTCTGCTTTAAGAATTCTTTTGGAGTGTTAGCAGTTGCTGCCTCACCTGTGCGTGTATCAATAAACTTTGTCTTGCTAACCAGTTGTGCCTCAATGCCACCAATAGTTGTCTGGTCAGTAAAGATTTCACGACTAACGCGCTTGCCTGCTTGGTCAAAGCGTAAAAGTTTATTGCCAGTAGTAACTGCTGCAATACGAGTTTGACGCGCAAGGTCCATACGTGGAAGTAATTGAACCTGACGACCTGCTTGACCCTTGAGAGTACGAAGAGCATCTTCACTGTTAGCAAGAAAGTTTTTCATAGTGCCAGCTTCAACTACGCCTTCTTTAAGCATAGCTTCAATGACGTCATCACCAAATTCAGGAGCAATACGCTTGAGCTGAATACCTGCTTGTACTAAAGCCTGTGGGTCTCCTGCGCCTTCTTTGATAGCCTTGCGAGCAATTGAATAATTTTTTAATGCTCCAACATAAGCTTCGTCAAATCTTTGTACGCTTCCTACTTGGAATGCCTTTTGCACATTTCCAGCATCGCCAACAATTTCTCTTAATGCATAATTTGAAACATCATATGCTTTTTTTGCTTTACCAAGAGCAAGTGTGGGATCTGTAAATACACGAAATGCGGCATCGCCTAAACCTGAAATAAGTTTATAGGCACCCCCTGAGCCTTCCCACTTTTGAGGAAGGATGGCGTTGGCAATAAATCTACCTGGAGAATACTTGGCAGCATTAGCTGCATCTAGTGCATCTTGAAATAACTTGTCTTTTTTCTGGGCGGCATTAGATGCAATCTGTTTTTCTTCTTCAGTGCCAGTTGCAATGATTTGATCTAGGCTCATACCCTCTGCAACTTTTTGTGCCACAGACATATACTGTGAACCAAAGATACGTGTTGCCTCTGCCATACGTGATGGACTAAATACCTTATCGCCCTTATCGTTAGCTGTTGTCCACGCTTTACCGATATCAACCTTTTGGTCAATAGCAATAGCAGCAGTACGATAGGCACGTGTAGTTAAATCTGAAAGTTCCTGAACACCCTTAAAGGCTAATTTAATTGGAGCAGATACTGCGGTAACTAATGGATCTACTGTGTAATGAAGCACATTTCCAAGCCATCCACGTTTTTGTTCAACATTGCCAAATGTATCTTTCAAAGACTTCTGTTGCTCTGGGGTTAACTTTGAGTATTCTAGTTTTGCAACGTCAGATGGGAGAGATGTTAACTTCTGGTGCGAGTCTACAGCCTTGATGTAACCATTGAGCTGTTGCTGTTGCTCTGGAGTAAGCATAGCTTGAGCAGAAATAGCCTTAATGTTGTTGGAAGTTGATCCCACTACTGACCTCTAGATAAAGCCATTTGATAGAGAACAGAAATTTCTCCAGTTTGATCGTATGGAAGTAAGGCTGCTAGTGTGTCTGATAACTTACCTTCTGCTGGCTTTGGTTGGCTAGGCATAGTCATAATATCTTCGTCTTTGCGTTCTGTTGGTGCAAACATTCCTGTTAGCGGTGCTGCCTTTGGAGGCGCCATATCTGCAACAGGCACAGCCTTAGCAGATGGATTAGGAGAAGTCGAAGCACCTGCAATATCTTCTGCCATTGCCTTGCGATCACCGTAATTTTGTGACGGTGGTAAGTCTTCACGTACAGAGAATTTTCCTGGACCGCCTATTTGTAATGGGCTATCTACCATCGGTATCCTCCTGTATCTTTTCTAAATCGTTTGAAAATTGTTCCCAAGCTTTATTTACTTCTGAGTTTCGGTTAGCGTTGTAAACAGCTATCTCCATTAATTCTTCTGTTGCAGTCTGGACAGAACTTGCGATGTTATGCGCAAAGCCTGCCAGCACTACTAAAAAATCAGCGAAGTATACTGAGCGCGGAACTTTATTATTATTATCCACGCCCAGTACCTCCGTTAATTAAAATTTACTTAGCCCTTCTTTACTGCTGTACCTTTGCGACCTGCTGGCATCATTGATGGTACTACCTTGCCTGGTCCTGCTGGCTTGGTTGCATCCATCTTACCTTCTACAGGCTTTGACATTGGTGCTGCTGCACGTGATCCTTTGTTCATTTTACACCTCCCTCAGTTATGCTGCGCCGCTTATAGAAGCTAGCAGGGTTGCTATATCTGGACGTTGTTCTGGACCAGCAGCAGGGGCCGCTCCGCCTTGTTCTGGAGTTGGCTGCGAGGCAGGTACGGGGGCCGCACCTGCTGCTGGAGTTCCTGGTGCTCCTGGCATCATTGCCATATCTGGAGCTGCTGGTTGTTCTTTAGGTGCAAATGCTTTTTCAATAACTGTTTCTAACTGAAGACCCTTTTGACGGCCTTGGATAACTTCTGCAATACGGGAAATGATTTGGCTAGGATCTTGACCTTGCGCTGCAAGGGCTGGTATCGCCTGAGCGTACTGAGCAACAGCAACGCGCAAAGAATCGCGCATCTCTTCAATGTCAACACGTTGTTCCTCCTGCGTAACATTAAGCTCCATTGGGATCTCACGACGTACATAGTCACGAGATACGAGCTTGTCGCTACGCATTTGTAGTAATGCAATAATGGCGCGGTTTGGGTCCATACCAGACATAATGCCGTAACGGACATCTACGCCGTAGTTACCTGCAATTTGTCGTGACGGGATGTACTTCATATTGAATGGAGTACCGTCGTCAACGCCCTTGATCTCCTTGGTCATATTGCCAAAGATCTTTTCGTCTACTTCAAAACACATAGACACAAGGTCCATAAACAAACGAGCAAACTGTGCTTGTGCTGCCTTGATCTGTGTGTCAAAGCCAGCCTGTAGTGCTTGTACGCCACGACCTGTGACGATAGATGCATCAATGTTTCCTGAACGAGTCTCAGGATAACGAGCACCTGTACGTAGTTCACGCTCTAGAACACCTGATTCAGTAAAGACACCGTTAGGAAGTTCTAGTGGAACACGACGAATACCTTGTGGGTTAGCAGAACGCATAATTGCATCAGGTCCCAATGCCAACTCTTGCACATCTTGTGGAATAGCAATAGGTGCTTGGATAGATTTTTCTGCTGCTTGGATCTGCAATACTGCAAAGCGAGCACGAGCAAGTTGAACTGACAGAACATCATCGAACTGTCCACGAGCTTCGCCATCAATAGATGAACGCATTGCTACACCTGCTAGGCACTTGCCTACTGGGTTAGGTGTATTAGATAGAACTAGGTTCTTGCGCTCTGGGATAAAGATTAAGTCTTGGTCTTTGTCGTGGTAGCGAATCAAAGATACATAAGGTGAGCCAGGTGAATACACGTTGCGTGGCATAATCTGGTCATAGAACTCTGGATACTGCATCGCAAGTGATTCAGCATCTGTTGCAATTATCTGCGAGATTGAGAGGGTACGGCCAAATCTATCAATTTCAGGATAAGTACCAAAAGGATTAAGCAGACGTATTCTCGGATTATTGGTTTCATAGTCCATCTCAACAATTGCTGGGAGCATACCGTAGGTGTTGAACCAGTCAGCACCTGTGTACATCTGGATCTGTAAGTCAGAGGAAGAGACGAAGTAGTTAGCGATACGAGTACGAGTATCAGCAGCTTTACGGGCAGAGTCTGAAACCATATTGGTAGCTGCGCAGTTAAATGATGGTAGAGGAGACATTACCTCTGCTAAGTCACGTGCTGCTACATCTACGAAGTTTGCAACTAAAGGCTTTGGGTATTCCTCAGAAAACATTGCAGGGTATACCTTGGAGATATCACCTTGACGCACAGAGAGCACGTCACGCATTCTCTGGTCACGTGCAGCGTAGCGTGTCTGTAGACGCCCTACCTTTGCTGCAACCTCTTTAGTTGATAACAAGATTTCTCCTTAGATAAATGTACGATCTTTTTCTGCAAGTAGCTCATCTATGTTGATGACCATTCGCTTGCCCTGTTCATAACGAGACAGGAAAGGGTTTTTCATATGATGTGTTGCGTGGATACCTTGGTTGAGCATCTCACGTGCGCGGATCTCACAGAACCAAAGAGCCATCACCATATCGGTCTTACCCTTGGTCGTTGGGGACCAGGTAATGAGTTGCTCAATGAGCGCCTTAATGTTTTCAGTTTGGTCAGAAGGTAAGTGAATAAGGTTGTCTCTGTGGTGCTTACCGTCGTGTTGCTTGGTCCCGAACAAAGTTGACATTGATGCAACGCCGAATCCTGAGTCCCATTTGTTATTACCTGTGTGGTGTTCTCGCAGCAATACTCCCCGAGAAGCCAAGTTTGCGCGGATTCCCTCATCTTGCGTAAGGAATGATTGGAATGCATTTTTCTCCACTATCCACTCACTAGGTGAGTACAAGGAAGTCCAGTCAAAGATTAGCTGGCGGATTGCAGCAGGCGTTGGCCTAGTAATTTTAATAGCATCAACGATATAGCGTTTGTGAGTAACCCGATCAATAGCGTAGCAAATGGCGGCTGTATCACCAACCATAGCGGGATCAAGACCACAAATAAAACTAAAGCCGTTGACATCGCGTGGGTGACCAGGGTGACCAGGAACCAAGCGACCTGCTTTGCGCATACCATCAATAGAACCTCTTACAGATACTGGATCAAAGATGGCATCATCTGAGATATCTTGCTGCTGGTAAACCAACGCCCAAGTGGAAGCATCCATAGCTTGGCGTTCGTTGTAGAGGTTACGACCATTCCAACGTGGGTATAGTCCGTCCTCATTAAGATCTGATTCTTCTTGCCCATCGAATGGAGCATCCGATGCTGGCCAGAGAGTTTCCCACTTGTCGGGGTCTTCGTCCGTTGTCAGCAGAGCTGGCATTGCCAGA